AGACCGTTTGAGTACGCCATGTTAAACGGTACTTCCTCACCGTCTAATGCTCTGTGACTGTCTCGTGTTCTCAAGTCCTTTGTTGCTGTCCAGTGTTTCACTACATCAATTCCCATCTGGTAGGCTTCCTCGTATGCTGCCTGCCTGCCCCCGTTCTGCGCTCCTGTAAACGCTGTACGGGCATTTCTTACTGCGGCAGCATGATTCATACCTGTAACGTCCTGAAATCGCCCTGCGAGCTTTTTTATGCTGTCACCTTGTAAAATTCCTTGCAGTAGTGCATTTTGCAATTTCTTCTTGTTCCAATGCACATCCTTGCTTTTTAGTACCCTTCGAGGCGGAAGAATCTTTTGTTTTCTGACCGTCAGCTGTTTAACTGTGTGTTCGTCAACTAAATTAAAAGCAATATCTCCGATCTCTTTTATCTGTCTGTCAGGTACAAGAGATTTAATCATGTATGCCTCGAAATTACGATTGAGGGCAATAACAAGGGGGGTCTTTTCGTTGATATATGCCGCGGCAATCTGATTTGATTCTGCCAGCCTCCGAGCCATGTCCTCACGCAGTGCTTCCCACCTCTGTCCCCTGCCATACTGATTCATCAGCCATGCTTCAAATTCTTTCTTGGTGTACTTTCCTGCCTGGTATGCCGCATATTCTTTGGCGTACCGGCGGGAGAATTGTTTAAAATAGTTTCTCACTTTGCTGTCAAGCTCTTTTTCAGCCTGCCTATATACGTCTGCTAGCCGTTTTTCTAGTTTTTGCAGTTCCTGCTCTGTCCACTTGTCGGATGGATACATAGTTATTCATCCCCTTCCGGGTTATCTTCCGGCGTATCTGGTTCAGGTGGCTCTGTGTAGCGGTTATATGATTCTTCATCCAGCTTTTTCAAAATGTCCGGCACTTCCTCTGGTGCGACAAACGGTAATTTTTTCAGGATGGTTTCTTCATCTAGATAATTAGCCGCCTCAAGAATCATATCTGTACGCTCTTTTTCGTTGCTGATTCTGTTCCGCTTAAATTGTGGTTCGTCATCAATCCCCGCAAGCTCCAGAATCTTCTCGATCGCATCGCCTATGAAGTACTCAAAATCATCTGCATTATCGTCTAGTGGTTGATATGCCGCGTCGATATGGTCATTTGTTGCTCCGGCGGCTATGGTGTGTACATCCAACGCCCCGAAGTCCTCATAAATTTCTGACCGCATCTGCGTGAGAAACTCTTTTCTATATGGCGGCTCTTGTGTGTATGCCTGTACCTGCCCCTCCTCGGCCTTTGCGATGTGCTGAAATTTGAGCCGGTCCCTAAACTCTGCCAGCTCATCGTCTGTCATACCGTCAGCGTTGGAAATTAGCCAGTACATCTGTGCACAGTCGTCCAGATCATTGGCAAAACCACTTTGCACCGCGTCGTAGGCGTCAATCTTTGGCTGCATCCCTCTCAAAGTGCTTATATGTCGTTTATTCCCAAACATTGGAACGATAGGGAGACTACTATAATTTTCTTCCCCGATAATTTCGGGTTCTAAATTATTAGCAACCTCGACTCTCTGCCTATACGCCCGTTTGGGAGCGGTCTCTTTTAATTCTCCAAATTTGCTTTCTGCGCTGTAGGTTGTGTAGCCATCTACCTCGTACAGTACAACCTTAAACGGTTTCTGTTCGTCCAACTGCCAGAATCTTATGCCTGCCATCAATGCCCCTGTGTCCTCATCCCACATCGGGGCGAACTGTGTGAGGGGAAATTCATGCACGTGGTCCACATTCCAAAAAAGGAAAGATTGACCGTGAATCAATGCGTTGTAAGCCGCCTCCTTAATCCGTCTGTCGAATTGTTTGCCTAGCTTGTCTTTTTTAATGCTCATATCGTTAAAAAAGACGCCGTTTCCTAGGCTGTACGAACAGCGTTGTGTATTTAATTTGTGAAAGAAATTAGAGCATATCTGTGCGTTAGACGAAAAATTATCTATCTTTTTTTGACCTAGCAGAGTGTAATAAACACGCTGGAATTGCAAGATAGTCTCGTTTTCCTGTGCGTCATACTTGTCCGCCCTTAACGCCTCTTTATATGCCCCTGTGCTCTCGTGGAATTTTATAAACTGATTTATAAATTGCCCTTTGTCTTTTGCGGCAACGAAATCTTGATATGATAGATACATTGTTATCACCCTAGAATTGATTTGTATTGTCTTGTTCGGCTGCGCTTGACGAGTTTTAATGTTTTTACAAAATACCTGATAGCGTCCATTGCGTGGTCTGACTGTTTTATAACTTCGTCCCTTCCCTTTTCAGCCGCTGTTGGGTCCCATGCATAGATACCAAACTCCTCAATCGTGTGTGTGCAAGATGGGTCAAACGATAATTTGTCTTGTGCCAACATCGTCTCAACGTCTGCTATCCCATCGTTAACAGTGTTATCTGCTTTTTTGACTTTATGCCCTTTGCTACGTAACTCCACGATGAGAGCGGTGGCGGATGGGTCAACGATCACTAAATCATCTTTCTGCCCGCTTAGCGTGTCCTCTAGTCCTTTTACTAGCGCACTGACTGTCTTCATGCGGTTGTTCTCCCTGCCTGAATAGTAGTACTCTTTTATGCAGTGCCAGTTGCCGGTATCTACTCTTTTCTGCCAGACGAGAAAGACGGTAGGGTTCTGCATACCAAAATCACTGCTC